AAGATTATGTTTTAGAGTCGTTTAACAAGGAAATGTTCGAATATATTTTAAGCAACAATGAACCAGAACATGACGATTTATTTACTGAGTTGGGAAAGTTATTTAGTGAATTTACAGAGGTTCATGATGTTCCACAAGATTCATCATATCATTCTTTTTCGATTAGTAGGCACATTTACTATACATATAAGTACATATTAGAAAATTACAAAGGTAATAGATTATTAGAAATGAAGGTTGCTGCATTGTTCCATGACTTAGGCAAAGGTTACTGTAAGACATTTTACAACCATAAAGGTGAAGAAAAAAGATACGCAAGCTTTATTGGTCATGAGAATGTATCCGCACAATTAGCATCTGTTTATTTGAGTCAATTAGGCTATGAAGATTCATTTATTAAATATGTTGTTGATCTAATTCAGTTTCACATGACACCGATGAATATGAGTGAGAAACAAGAGAAGAAGTTGAGAGGATTATTAACCGAGGAACAGTATGAGGATTTAATGTTTTTGCATGAAGCAGATTTGAGTGCTAAGTGATATAAGAAAACTAAACTATTTTAGAGGTGATTGGTTGGCTAACGAATTAAAACTAACAGTACAGGGTATTCCTCCATCAGTTAACCATTATATGGGATACAGAGGAGTTAGAAAAGGTAATTCTTGTATGGTTATGGCTTATACAAAGCCTGAAGCTAATAAATTTAAGAAAGAATTTTCTACATATGCAAAAGAACAAGTTAAGCTGCAAAGTTGGGACATAGAGAATACAAGAGACATTCATCATTATGTAGACTGTGTGTTTTACTTTGACCGAACAGATAAAGATGAGCAAAACTATATGAAGGTTCTCTGTGACACATTAAACGGAATAGCATACATAGATGATAAGAAAGTATTAACCAGGACACACGAAGTTTATTACGACTCAGATAATCCAAGAATTGAAATTACGATTAAGCCTGTTAAATACAGAGGAATATTTGAATCAGAAATACATATGAACGAGTTTGAAGAAAAGTGTAAAACGTGCAAGAGGTATAAGAGAAATTGTTCAATATTGAAGAAGGCCAAAGAGGGTAGAGTGCAGGAAGAAATTGATGAGGAATTTATTTGTGGGAAGTTTAGTGAGGTTAAGTAGGTATATATATAATAAGGAAGTTATTTGATTTTCACATAATATTTATATAAGTAAACTAAATTATTTATATTAACTTGATAAAATAGTTATAGGACGAGTTTACAATTGCATATATACATAATGAGGTGGATGGGGATGAACAACGAAGAGGGGAATCAGAAGGAGTTTGTGACGGTTCAAGGCAAGGAGTATGAAGTATTTAAAGAAATAAAGAAAAAAAGATACTCGATTAAATTTGTAAAACAAGAAAATTTAAATAAAAACATTGATGAATACATTAGAATTGTTGCACAATTACTGTATGAGGATGCTTTAAGTTCTTGACCTCATGCAGTTTCTTTTCGATTATGTTTTGTAGTGATGATAAAGAAACCGATTCATGAGTATTTTGATCATCACTACAAAAGAAAAACCCTTTGATATCAAGGGTTGATGATTAAATCATATCTTAAAAGAGGTACAATATAAAATTCCGCAGGGGTTCTTCCTCTACCCTTTTTAGTTACTGTAACAGATACTTCTTCAAAAGTAGATCTTAATAATTTATTTTTTCTCTCCTTACTTTTTAGCCTTGTGTAACTGTCTAATACGTTTTTTATATGTGTACGTATTTTATCAATTGAAACTTGCTCATCCTCTAATTCAGGTGTCTCTAAATGATCCATTGATAATTTCAATTCTTGTTGTTCTTTATCTAAGGCTGATTTCCGTTCAATAAACATTTCATCAGTGTAAATACCCAATTCATATTTTTCATAAATAAAGTTCAATCTGTCCTTGATTTCTTTCTCTTTATTCTTTATTTGCTCTAACATTTGCTCTTTAGATTGCGAATTAGAATTTTCCTTTTTCCTTTTAACAATATCTAATAAATATTCTTTAAGATCCAAATCATCCATATCACGAATCTCCTTTAAAGCATCAAGGACAGCATCTTCAACATCTCTATATTTAACACTCATACAATTGCCTCTAAGGCACTTAAGAAATTCTTTATAATAAATTACTTCACTGTCATCTTTACGCTTATATTTCTGTCTCTGAGCATTACGAATTAGTTTTCCCCCACATACTGAACAAGTACAGACAGATGCTAGCTCATTTGGTGCAAAATCTAATGGGTTATGGGGGAGGGAAAGCTTATTCTTAATCTTATCTTGCACCTTTTCCCAATAATCTTTTTCAATAATTGGTTCGTGTGCATCCTCTACATATATATGTTCAGACTTAGGTCGTTCAATACGCTTACCTTCTTTGTTTCGTTCATGTGTACGATACTTAATTACACCTTTGTACAAGTCATTCGTGAGTATTTTCTTAACTTGAGTATAACTCCATACCTTTTTACCTTTAGCAGTCTTAATACCTATGTTAGATAGGTGAGTAGCAATTGCTTGATAACTTACTTCCTGTCCATTTAAACCGGTCATGAACAAGTCATAAATTAATCTAATTGTCTTTGCCTCATCCTCATTGATTTCTAATCTTTGAGTTTTTTTATTGTAAGAGTATCCAATTGGTGTCGCCCCCGACATCCACTTGCCTTGTGAGCTATATAAAGCTCTTGCACCAACCATACGTTCCTTTATCATTTCATACTCTTCACGAGCCAAGAACAACTCGAAACGAATAGACCTATGATCATTTGTATTTCTAATATCATATATTCTCGTAGGAGTAATAACTAATAAGCGATTATCTCTGAGAAGGTTGATAACTCTGTCTGCATCCCCCATATTACCCCTCGACAAACGAGAGAGTTCTTTGACTGCTATTGCTTGGAACTTACCTGATTCTAACTCACCAATAGCTTGTTGAAAAATCGGCCTGCCTGAAATTGAGTCGCCCGAACCTATTTCTTGGTATAGTTCATATGGTGTTTCTAGATTATCAAGTGTACCAGTCATTAGAGTCTTCTGTTCACTTAAAGTATCCTCACCTGTACGCTTCTCTCGTTCTATATCTTGACGAGACTTACGAATATATCCCAGCACTTTTGTTACTCCATGTGCTTTTACTATGTCTTTTAGATTAAACAAACTATCACTCCTTTTGCGAATGCTAATAATTATGTCAGATAATAAATTATTATATTTCACATTAGCAAAAGTATCAATGATTTTATTTGTGTTTATTAGATAAATTTAATTATGAATAGTTTAGTGTGATAAAGGGAGGGAGAAGTGAAGGGAGTTGAAGGAAGTTATACGGTAGGGGAGAGGTGATAATATAATTATGTAAAGTAGATAATTCCAAGTGGATAAACGCCAGTTTAGACGCTTGACCAAGCATTTAGACGCTCTTGTTCTTTGTCTTAAATGTGCGGTAGGATGTTTTGTTGAGGGTTATAATTGGGGAAAGCTCAGTTTACAAAGAACGTAAACTTCACCTTGCATTTCCCCAAACCCCATTGCACATAGACTTTTAATAATTGATAAAAAATTGCGGTTTCAATCTACTAGTATGTACTATAAGGTTTATATAATAGAAGAGAGAAACCGCAAAATTTTAATTTAGCTGAGAAGTTTATCTAATTCATCTATTAATTCAGGTGAAAATATTTCTTCTTCAAGTTGGACGTTTCTAATTTGGAATAACATGTTAGGAGTATTTATATCGATTAGGAGGTCAGCCAATTGTTCGAAGTTGTCTAAGTAGGATTTTGTCATTCTAACTTTTCCCATTTTTCTTGAAGTAAATGCATTTTCATGTCTCTTTTGTGCATTAGATAAGAGGTTGGTGTATATTAGTTGATTTAATTCTTCTTTTGACTCTTTACGTTTTACTTGTTCAAGAAGTAAATTAACTAACTCATTTCGTTCTTCAATTATATATTTAGCATTGATTGTTATATCATAAGCAGTGTAATAAAAATCAATATCTGTTTGATCTTGTAGGAGTATTTTAGTTTTTGCTCTAAATTTCTTCCAGTCTTTAGACACTCTAACATCTGATATTTTCTTATAGCCTAATTGCTCAAGTATTTCTTTTTCGATTTCCATAATCAATTCTAGTTCATCACTTGTCGCTGTTCTTGTTGAAATGTTATCTTTATCAGATACCTTAATTATCTTATTGTACATGATGACACGCTTATCCATAAGCGAATTTAATGCAGTCTCAACTATACTTTTAAAGCTGCTAGTACTTGTATTATAAAAGTCATAAATGACTCGTTCTTCAATTTCAGTGTATTTGGAAAGTTTCTGTATAAGTTCTCTACACTCACTGTAATTGCAATTTACCATGCCAATAGTTAACATTAATTTACTTCTGCTTATAGAGACATGACCTTCACATCGAGCAAGTAGATCAGTTATTAATAACTGGACGAGGTTTCCATAAATACTATTCTTACCTCTGTTATCAATCTTTGGTAGGGGAGTGGCATAAACCTCTTCAATGTAAAATTTATGTCCCATTTTATTATATTTACAGTATCTTGCTAATTCTTTAAACTGAGCTTCTTTTACATCTTTGCCGTTTTTAACTTCCCATCCTAATTCATTACACAACACCTTATAATTTTTAAATGTCATTCCTGATTTTAATTTTTCGACTTTCATTGTTAATACCTCCGAATTTAATTAAGTTTGTTTACGAT